TTTCTATCCGTCTTCGAAGTAAAGCTTCAAAAGCTTATCAAGAATATCAAAGCGGAGTTGGAAAAACCGAAGTCGGAGAGAAACAAGAAAGCTCTTAAGTCTATGCTCAAGGAAGCAAAGTACATGAAGAATCTTGTGCAAGAACTGAATGATCAGGAAGCAAGAGAATGCATCTGTCCAAACTGCTTCCATAAATTCAAGATTAAGAAGGTGAAAGATCATGATTAACAAATACAAGCCCACGGTAAACAAGCCAGAAAAGCTCGGGTGGAGTCTCAAAAAGATTTATGATGAACTGGCAGTGGCGGGTATTGATAATCCATTGGATATCATCAAAGCCGACATGGAACAGATCAAGGTCACCAGAGAAAAGATTGAAACGGAACTGGACTCGATCTACAACACGTTCATGAAGCAAATTAATGAAAATCGGGTTCCGGTATGTTCCTTTCGTGGCGATGCATTCATTACCAAGTGGATTCTGGCCTGCCACGACGAAGAGGTAGATGGGGTTGGACATTATACAAATGCATCTCATCTGGACTTGTGGGATGATTTTGTATCTCATCTAAAGCAGAATGGAATCAAGATGGATTTCGTCATGGAAGACAAAGATACGGTTCACTTCTATGGGGCTCCTGATATGGATTCTCTGAATGAAATCAAATACCGGAACATAGACGAAGGGGGGCACCAGTACAATGGGTGAAATGTTTAAAGATGACTGACGACTACATAAGCCCCTGTATCAGTGTATGTAGACTTGACCCCGAAACTAGAATATGTGAGGGGTGTGGTAGAACGCAAATGGAAATCTTCATGTGGACTAAGTATTCATATGAGGAAAGGATGGAAGTGATGAAACGTCTTGGCTATGGCAAGAGAAAGTCAAATAAAAGGAAAGAATAAATGGAAAACATTTACGATCCAGTTAAACTGAAAAAGCTTCCGGGATGGAGCGAAAAAATTGCCGAGATGTCCAGAAAGTACAATCGACAGCCTATTCATTTCTACCATATCATCTATGGCGAGACTGTTCCCAAGTGGAACTTTGCATCCTTGAACAGAAGCACGAAAGCGGCGGGAGCTTTTCAGTTTACGCCAAACACTCTACAGTGGCTAAACCACCAATACGGACTTCATCTGGATACCGAGATGGTTCTTGAGATGACCCCGGCGGAACAACTAAAGCTCTACGACAAGTATCTTGAGTCATGGGGATATGATGGTGGGGTGGAGCTTGGCTTCATGCAAGCCGCGCCCGGAAAGTATTACACGCTGCGCAAAGAGGGCAAGCGAATTAGTAATGATCTTATCGTCTACCCAGTGGGTTCCCCGGCGTGGAAGGTCAATCCGGGATGGAGAGAAAGAGGCCGTGGCCATATTACGATTGGTTCCATCAACGATTACTACAAGAAAGCTCGCACCAGAGAAGTAATGAAAAACGTAATGAAGGACATTTAATGGATACGTTGAGCACACTTTTTAACCCCGGCGTGTTATTCTTCTTACTGGGGCTCTTTGCCATGTTTGTTAATTCGAACCTGAGAATACCGGAATCAATCGTTAAGTTCATTAGCTTGTACCTGATGATTGCTATTGGTTTCAAGGGAGGGGTTAGTCTTTACACATCTCCTATGGCAGGTAGCGCATGGATTTCCATAGCTATTGTAATGGCCATGAGTGCCTTTGTTCCAATATATAGCTACTACCTACTGAAAGATCGCATGGGTGTTGTCGATGCCTGTGCAATTGGCGCTACATACGGCTCTAACTCCACCCTCACGTTTATCACGGCGGCGGCTTTTCTAACCAGCATAGATGTTGTTTATGGAGCATATATGACCATTGCATTGGTTCTGATGGAGACACCCGCAATTCTATTTTCCTTGTGGATAGCCCATCGTAAGGGTTTTGGTGAAGAAAACACAAATGTATATTCGGCATTTACGGACGGTACGGTGATCACTCTATTGGGCAGCTTGGTCATTGGATACCTGACTGTCTTCATGGGAACAAACGAAAACGTTCTGACGCAGTTCATTTCGGGGGATATGTTCAATGGCATGTTGATCTTCTTCCTGATGTACATGGGAACACTGGTAGGTCAGAAGATATTGGAAATTGAATACTTCCCATCCCGCCTAATGGTCTTTGCTGCACTGGCACCCGTTGTCAACGGGATCATTGCCTTGTTCTTGGCATACATGTTTTCGATACCAGAGGGAAGTTCTCTGTTGTTGGTTATTCTGTGTGCGAGTTCAAGCTACATCGTGGCCCCTGCTATTCTTAAGGATGCCTTGCCACAGGCCAACCCCGCCCATTATCTCACCATGAGCATGGCTATAACATTTCCTCTAAACATTGTCCTTGGGATTCCTATCTACTGGTACCTAATCAATACTCTATGGCCTTGACATTTCCTTTCGAATCTAGTATGGTTCTATTATCTTTAACCAGATAACGAGGAATATATGATAACCGTAATGATATTCATGATGTCCATCTGGTTGCTGGCAGCGCCCATGGGGTATGTTGTCGGTGACGTATGGACAGAAATGAAGGGTAAGGAAAATGATTTTCTGCCCGTTGTGTGCGCCTTGCTTCCGCCCGTTGGTGCGGCGGTGGCAGTAATGATCCTTCTTGAAGTAGAATATGGAGACTAATATGAAGACACTCATTGGAATTTTCACTGCCTTCTCTTTCGGGCTCATCGTCCTAGTACTAGACGGATTTTATATCGTCAACGAAGGACATGTTGGCGTCAAGACCGTGTGGGGCGAAGCAGTGAGCCAAGAGAACCCAAGCGGACTGAAAGTCAAGATGCCAATCCAGATGGCGGCGGCAACAGCCAACCAGCTACCTATTCAAGCTGATGTTTCGGTCAACTGGCGTCTGGACCCAACGGCGGTTCTTGATACCTTCCGTAACTATGGTTCGCCAGAGGCATTCGAAACTACGGTACTGGACCCGCGTCTTCGACAAGCCGCCAAGGCAGGACTTTCCAAGTATCAGGCAAGTGACCTGATCCGGGACCGTTCCGCCGCAAGCGAAACCATTCTTACGTACTTCCGCGAAGCAATGGAGGGATACCCGGCTTCGGTTCTGAGCCTACAGATCGAAAACGTGTCACTTCCGGAGCGCTACATGGAAAGTGTCATGAAGAAGGAAGAAGCGCGTGAAGATGCCGTACGAGAGGAATACCGCCTTAAGCAACAGCGTCTGACGGCCCAGCAAACGGTGCAGACAGCCGAGGCAGAACGCGAAGCGGCCAAGGCCCGTGCAGATGGTCAAGCGTACTCTATCGTCAAGGAAGCGGAAGCAGAGGCCGAGTCTATCCGACTACGTGCAGAAGCAGAAGCAGAGGGCATTGAGCGCATTGAGAATGCACTTGCCAATAACCCACTTCTTGTGGACTATGAGCGCACCAAGCGTTGGAATGGTCAGCTACCGACCATGATGCTGGGGCAGAACACGGACTTCCTGATGTCCATGCCCGTAGCAGAAAAATAAAATTAAGGGGGCTTCGGCCCCCTTTTCATATGGAGACGATGAATAAAAAATACTTGACATCGGGAAATAGTTTTGATATATATAGTATTACAGTTGATGAAGCAACTTGAAAGCGGTTTGGACTGGGGGGCGGTACCCCACGGCTCCACCATGAACACACTCCCACGCCTTTGACCGGGCCTGTGGCAAAAGAAACGGATTTAGTCACCGTGGATGCCTTGAGTGTGTTCTTGATGGGGCCGAAATAGGATCGACAAACGTTGTAGGGAAGTGGAGACTGTCGTTTGAAGCGCGTAATAGCTTCGACAAAACTAAACGCAAACGAAAACTTTGCTCCTGTGGATCACGCCCTAGCTGCCTGATCACACGCGGTGGGCACCCAGACCGGGCAACAGAACTGGGTGCAAGAATTCAAATCGGGTGGTTCCGTAATAAACCCGCGAGAGGCCACGGTTAGCCTCTCATTTAGTAACATCAGAATAGGGGTGTGGAAAAAGCAAGATGAAAGCCAAGACCACCTTGTAATACTCATGATACAACCCGTACAGTTAATTGTTACTGTACAAGTTATATAATCTACCTGTATCAAATTGAGTTTGGAGGGGGCTGTATTTAAAGACACTGGAGTCATAATACCGCCCCCTTCACGTAGGTGTAGCTGTTAATCTTGTGGAGAGCGCAACCGGGTTTGCGGTAAACTGCAATTTTGCGAAATTGGTAGATGCAGCTATCAGTGGACTCTCACCACATTCCTTAATTTAACAGGAGAGATTTCGTGCCAGATAAGAAGAACGAAACACTCAAGACGGAAGAAATCTTGAACGAAACATCAAAGCTAATGAACGATGACGTATCCTTTATGGACGCTCTTGTTCACTACGCACAGAAAAACGACATTGAGATTGAGTTGATTGGTGACATCGTTAGGAATTCTCCTATATTGAAATCCATGATACAAGAAGATGCAGAAGAGCTACGTCTAGTAGAGAGGTCAGGCAAGTTACCGATATGAAAGAAAAAAGTGATCTTCTATACAATCAGAAATCGGGATACGAAATATACAAGTTCTACATCGCTCTTAAGAGACACTTCACATCAGATTATGACTACTTCAAGTACAAGGGACGCATTAAGGCGTCTCTTGGTGCATTCGAGAAGAGAGATGACAAGTACCAGTTCTACAAGCTCGGGAACAGGATCGAAGCCAAAGAGCTAATCCTGTCCAACATGCTAGAAAATCCAAATATCTGGGTGGGCGATCTGTTTAACGAAGAGTCAGAGAGCATCAGAAGGCAGTGGAGACGACGCGTAGATTCTTTGTCTTATACCTTCGTTCAAGACATAAAACTCTTGACAGATACCTACGATAATGATATAAAGGTGGTTAACGGTCAGCATCCTAGATTATTGAAGCTCTACCTGAGTAGAGACGTGTGCATTGAAACGCTGATCATTCTTAACGAGTTAACTCCGTTTTTTGACTACTGGGATCAGATGATATCAGAAACCTTCATCTGGCCCGATATAAATAGGAAGTGCAGGAAATACAGACCTTTCTTGGATATCAATAGAGGTACCATGAAGGACTTGTTTCTGAATCGATATATAGACCAAATACACCGCAACACATGCCTATAAGGAGATACAACCATGGCAGACAGTTTTAGTTCACTCAAGAAAAACCGTTCTTCTGCGTTCAAGAAGCTTGGCGAAGAAGTCAAGAACATGAAGCAGAACAACAACGCACCGGATGACCGGTTCTGGAAACTTCAAGTAGATAAGTCGGGGAATGGCTATGCAGTCATTCGTTTCCTTCCGCCGCCGGAGGGAGAAGATATGCCTTTCGTGCGTCTGTGGGATCATGGATTCCAAGGACCGGGCGGCTGGTACATCGAAAACTCTTTGACCACTCTTGGTCAGGATGACCCGGTTTCGGAGTACAATTCGGAGCTATGGAATTCGGGGATCGAAGCGAACAAAGACATCGCCCGTAAACAAAAGCGCCGTCTCAACT